ATCGATTCGCTTCTGGAGAACACCAAGCAGCGCTACCAGCAGGTGACGCTGGAGTCGGTGGGATTCATCGCCGACTTGCTGGCCGCCACGAACAAGATGCACGGCGACCGCATCACCCGCTTCATCCAGACGGGCGACCCGAAGGAACTGGGCGACCTCCAGATCAATTCGCTCCAGGGCTACAAGACGGCCGTGGAGCTGCTCCAGAAGTTGACCGGCCAGGACAAGCAGCAAAAGGTCGGTGGCGAAATCGTCGTCACGCACAAGGCCGACGAATCGATGCAGCAGACGCAGCAGCGCGCGCCCGATTCGGAAGAGGCCGCGGGCATTCTCAAGCTTCTACTCGGAAAGAAGGACTAGCACATGGACCGCATCAAGAACGCATATGCGTGGGCAAAGCTCCACGTCGTAATCGCATTGCGCTGGGCATGGCTCGGCATCAGCATGACCGGCGTCGAACTGGTCGAGATGGCCCGCACGGCGGCGAAGCTGCCCGGGAAGGCCTACCACGCTGCGCTGGCGGCCCTGGAGAAGGCTTTCTTCCTCGTCCTACTCTTCTGCCACAAGCTCCTCGCGACGGCTCCTACGCGCCTCTGGCGCGGTCTGAAGCTCACCGTGCAGCGCGCCGGCTTTGCCATTGCCATCGGCACTCGCTACTACAAGAACTGGTCGCACCTGTACCAGTGGCTCTACGAGCGTCAGTACGCGAACATCCTCGTGACGCTCTACCCCACGCTCGACCAGCTCCACCAGGTCGTCAGCTCGTGCACGTGGACCTCGGACGGACCGAAGGAACTGGGCGACGCGTTCAGCTCGGCCGGCTACATCCAGCACGTCATTGACTCGGGCGGTGCCCGCGCCATCGGCGACTGCGACGAATTCGCCATGTACAACTCGACGGCCATCTGGGAGTCGGTGCAGCATGGCATCTGGAAGGACCGCGCGGTCAAGGACACCAAGCTCCTCACTGTCCGCTGGCTGACGCACGACGGCTCGTTCGAGGGACACAACGTGTGCCTCATCGAGTGGGCCGACAGTAAGTTCTCGTATGTCGACTACTACAATCCGTCGAGCGAGGCGGACTCGTGGCACGCGGTCGCGCTCCAGGTCATCAAGGACTACGGCGGGCGTGACTGCGCGGGCTGGAGCGTTGCGAAGCGCGACATGACCCCGGTGAAGATCGGCTGGAAGTAACATGGCCAAGGCTCCTCAGCCTGCCCCGAAGGTCGACGAGGACGCGCTCAAGCGCAAGATCCTCTTCACCCCGCTCCGCAGCAAGCAGGCCCTGCACGACTGGATCGAGCTTTTCCTGGGAGTAGACCTCCCGGATTGCGTCGTCGCGACCGAGGGGCCGAACCCCTCGAACAGCTCGCCGATGGACATGATCTGGGGCGTCTACAGCGCGTGCCTGGACAACCGCACGGCCGAGATGCCGCGCGTGATGGCGTACGCGTCGCGAGATAGCTTCAAGACGCTCGGAGCAGCCATCCTCGAAGTGCTCGCCATCCTGCACCTGGATCGCGACGTGGGCCACATGGCGGCTATTCAGTCGCAGTCCGACAACGCCATGAAGTACGTCAAGGGCTTCTTCGATCGCCCCTACCTGCGCGAATTCAAGGTGGGTGACAACGTCGAGAAGACGACCGTGGTGCGTTATCACCACCCCGAGACGCTCCAGAACATCTCCGAGAAGGAATGGAACCAGCTCGCAGAGGGCGAGAAGAATCAGTGGAAGCGTATCGAGCGCTTCATCAAGATCGTCATCTGCACCATCAAGGGAGCAAACTCGCTGCACGTCCCCTTCCTCGTCGTTGACGAGGTCGACATTGCGGACGTCAAGGCGTACAAGCAGGCGCGCTTCATTCCGTCGGTATTCGAGGGCAAGGAGCCCATCACGCTCCTCATCTCGACGCGCAAGTCGGGCGTCGGCCTGGTGCAGAAGGAGCTGGACGCTGCCCCGAAGTCGGGCCTGAAGGTCTGGCACTGGAACGTCATCGACGTCACCGAGCGCTGCCCCGAGACGCGCCACCGCCCCGACCTGCCCCGGCTGCCCATCTATCGCTCGGACGATACGATGCGCGCCATCTCGAAGGAGGAGTACGCAACCCTCACCGAGGACGAGCAGGAGAAGTACACGCTCGACGAGAACTGCTTCAACGGCTGCCTGACCAACTGCAAGCTCTACGCGATCTGCCGCGGTCAGCTCGCCTCGAAGCAGAAGAGTAAGTCGACGGCTCTGCGTACGCTCAACAACACGCAGAACCGCTTCATCGAGAACACGGCCGACAGCGAAGACCTCGTCAAGGCCGAGATGCTCTGCTGGGCTCCTTCTACGGAAGGTCTCATCTACTACCGCTTCAACCCGCAGATCCATCGCCTCACGCCCGCGCAGATTGCCGAGAAGATCACGGGCGAGCCGTTCCCCGCGAGCTTCACGAAGGCCCAGCTCTACGCGCTCTGCGTCCAGCGCGAGATGCAGTTCTTCGGCGGCATGGACTTCGGCTACACCCACAACTTCGTGGCGGTCATCGGCGTGCGCGACGGCGCGCGCATGTTCATCCTAGACTGCTACAGCCTCGGCGAGCTGGACGATCCGCAGAAGGTCGACTTCTGCTCGCGTCGCTTCAAGCATCTGAAGCCGGTTATCTTCGGCGACCCCGAGTCGCCCGCGACCATCAAGACGTTCAAGCGCAACGGCTTCCACATGCGCGAATGGGTCAAGGGCAAGGGCTCGGTCCAGGGCGGCATTGAGGTCGTGCGCGCGAAGCTGTGGCCGGTCATGGGCCGCGAGCCTCAGCTCTACTTCATCTCGAACGACCAAGGCGTCGACCTGCTCTGCGAGCGCATGAGCCGCTATCACTGGATCGTCGACAAGGCCGGCCGTCTCACCGACGAGCCCAACGACGTCGATGACGACGAGATGGACGCCCTGCGCTACCTGGTGATGAACGTGTTTGCGCCCAAGGGCAAGGTCACGGTCACCCAGGACGATGGGACCGAGAAGCCGCGTGTGCTCACGGGCGGCGGCGACAAGCCACAGTACAGCGTCTCGTCGTGGATGCGCGAGATCATCAACGAGCACACGAACGGTCAGCACAACACCTACGAGGATTTGCTCCAGCTCGAACAGCAGCCTGCCCGCGGTAAGAAGGGCAACTTCGTCTGGGACGTCTGAACGCAATCTTTCCCTGAAGGAGTCCCAGGCTAATGGACGGTACGCTCAAGATTTTTCACACCACGCTCGCGTTCGGTGACCCGAACCCGACGGGTGCAGCCGCTTCGAATCCGCGCAAGAAGTACGTCGACTGGAACGAGGACATTTCGGTTTCGGTCAAGAACCCGAAGAGCGCGCCCTTCACCGTCGACCCGGGCGCATCGCTCGCCCTCTTCAACGGCACTCGCTCCAACTCGGCGGATGGGACCACCCAGTGGACGCTGTCTCTCAGCCCGCTGAGCGCAGACCGCTATCGCTTCACGGCGACCAGCGGCACGGCCCCGGCCCTGCGCACCGCCCGTTCGGTCTCGCTGAATGGCGTGGCCACCACGGTGGCGGTCAACGCCAATCAGACAGCCACGGTGGTGGCTCCGGCCAGCACGTTCTCGGCCGCCCAGGTTGGCGACCAGGTCTTCGTTCCGGGCACCAGCACGGGCGACACCGCGGGCCCGTTCAACGCGCTCAACGAAGGGCTCTGGACGGTTCTGGCGGTGGCCAACGACGGTTCGAGCATGCAGCTCGGTCGTCTTCCGGGTGCAGCATTCTCGGCCTTCGGTGAGAGCGTCACGCCCAGCTCGAACGCGCAGTTCCTCGTATTCTCGGCCGCCGGTGTGCAGCCGGGCGACGGCGTGGACGTCAACGCGGGCTTCGCCAGCACCGTCCTGAACAACTATGTGGTGGTCGCAGTGACCCCGAGCTGGTTCGAGGTCATCAGCACCGCTGCTCTGCCCGTCAGCGCAGTCGCTACGCCCGGCGCGAGCGGCATCGTCTTCTACACGAGCGCGAAGCGCTACATCGAGCTTTTCGCTGACCAGAACTGCGTTCTGCGTCTGAACGGCGACACGAGCGACACCAACAAGGTCGCGCCCTGGCAGCCGGCCGACATCAACCAGCTTGGTCACTTCGCGAAGAGCGGCCTCTGCTGGTCGGCCACCGTCGTCAACAAGTCGACCGCGCCGCTGAACATCGAATTCATCACGGCTGAATAATGTCCAAGAAGTCCTCGATTCTCTCGCCGCTGAACAAGGCGGTGCTCGAACAGTTGTTCGGGTCCGACATGCGCATGGAAAAGCGCAAGGGCGAGGTTCGCATCCGTCTCGACCAAGAGATCCAGAACGAGCTTGCCAAGGCGAAGGACGAAGGTCCCCCGTCGCTGATGAAGAGCGTCATGAACGCTCTCGGCAAGGACGAAATCGTTCGCCTCGCGTTCGAGTCGGACCCGGCTCTCCATAACCAGTACCAATCGCTCTACAAGAACAAGCTTCGTCTCATCCCGGACAAGCTGCTCAAGCGTATCGCGATTCAGGACGACCTCGTGTCGTCCATCATCAATGCGCGACAGAATCAGATGTCCGCGTTCGGTCGTCCGCGTCCCGACCGTTTCTCGACGGGATTCATCATCGAGCTGCGCCAGGAAGCGAACGAGCGCATCGAGGCCATCAAGGACCCCGAGCAGAAGCAGCAGATGGCGGACGAGGTCCAGGCCCGCATCGCGAAGGTGACCAAGCGTCTCATGACGTGCGGTGACCCCGACGCGCTCGGCGAGGACGACACGCTCAGCTTCCCCGAGTACATCTCGGAGTCGGTGCGCAATGCGCTCATCGTCGGCCGTCTCGCGACGGAAGTGATCTGGAGTGACGGTCCCGACGGCAAGAAGCATTTCTCGTGCTTCCGCGTCATCGACGCCGGCACCATCTATCGCGCCGCTCCTCAGCGTGCAGCGGCAGAGCAGGTGCGTCGTCAGGCGCGCATGCTGCTCGAACAGATCAAGAACAAGAAGCTGGTGCCCGAGCGCTACCAGAACGACGAATACTCGTGGGTGCAGGTCATCGACGACCGTCCCGTGCAGGCATTCACGTCGAAGGAGTGCCTCGTGCACAACTTCTACCGCGTGCCCGACGTCGAGCTGGACGGCTATCCCGTCACGCCGCTCGATACCATCATCAGCGCGGTAACGACGCACATCAACATCACGACACATAACAAGCTGTATTTCCAGAGCGGTCGTGCCGCTCGCGGAATGCTCGTGATCAAGAGCGATGACGTCGACGAGTCGGTCATCTCGCGCATTCGCCAGCAGTTCAACGCGTCGATCAACTCGGTGCAGAACGCGTGGCGTATGCCGGTATTCGGCATCGGCCAGGACGACGATATCTCGTGGCAGCCCATCGACCAGGGCTCGCGCGATATGGAATTTCAATATTTGATGGACATGAACGCGCGCATCATTCTCAGCGCGTTCCAGATGAGCCCCGAGGAGCTTCCTGGCTGGAGCTACCTCTCGCGCGGCACGAACAACCAGGCCCTCAGCGAGGGAAACAACGAATACCGTCTCGAAGCTGCTCGTGACCTCGGCATCCGTCCGTTGCTCGCGCGCTTCGAAGACTTCTTGAACGCTCACATCCTGCCGCTCTTCGACGAGAGCTTGGCCTCGATGTGCTCGCTCAAGCTCGTCGGTCTCGATGCCGAAACGGCCGAGAAGGAAAGCGTACGCATCCAGCAGGACATGCCGGTGCACATGACCTACGACGAGGTTCTCAAGAAGGTCGAGAAGCAGCCCATCGGCAAGCGCTGGGGCGGTGAAATTCCGCTCAACCCGACCATCAAGTCGTACCTCGACCAGTATTTCACCGTCGGTGAGATCCTGGAGCATTTCTGCGGTGTGGCCGGTGCATCGAAGGACCCGACGCTCGCGTATCGTCGTGACCAGTTCTGGTTCAACCAGGCGCAGATGATTCAGCAGCAACAGCAGATGCAGGCCCAGGCGCAAGCCCAGGCTGCCGGTGGCGGTCAGCCTCCGGGCGGCGGCGATGATGGTGGTGGTGGTGGTGAAGGTGGTGGAGGCGACGACAAGGGCGGTGACGATTCGGGCGGTGGTGGCCAGCAGGCTCCGAGCCAGGATGCTCCGACCGAGAACGAGAAGTCGTCGGCCGTCAGCGAGGCGAGCGCATCGGGTGACACCGATCTCACGCGCTCGATCGACCAGGCTATCGGCGCGCTCTCGAAGAGCGAGAAGCAGCTCCCGCCGTCGAAGCGTCGTCTGCTTGCGCAGCACAAGAAGCTCGTCGAGAACGCGATGAACGCATTCGAGGAAGACCTGGGCGAGACGCTCAAGGACATCCTCGGCGTGGCGACGAAGTTCAAGCCCAAGGCGTAACCAATGCCCCGCATCACGCTCGGCAAGGGCGCGGTCAAGATCATCGAGGATGCCGTCGACGGCCTCTTCAACAAGCTGAAGAAGCGCGTACTCGGCGGCTGGATGCAAGACAAGAAGGTCAAGCTCCAGATCAACCCCGACCTGACCCTACCTGCCCTCTTCCGCACGGCCAGTATCGAGGAGCGCAACAAGCCCGACGAGGACTTGCTCAATTCGCTCATGCGCACGGCCAACGGCTACCTCGACGCGCAGAACGCTTCCACGCGCACCCAGGCCGTCAAGGCCGTCGAGTCGTGGCTGCGCGAGGCGGAAGCCCAGGGCGTCGACACCGACGTTGAGACGGTGCTCCAGGGCGAGCTGAACGACATCATGCGCAAGGCCAAGGAAGGCGTGCGCCGCATCATCGATACCGAGGCCACCGCGGTCCGCAACACCGGCACGCTCGACGGCGTGATCAAGGTGAACGCCGCGCAGGGCATCGAGGACCCGATCGTGTACTTCATCGTGGTTCGTGATGACCATCTGTGCGATGAGTGCCGCCGCCTCCACCTGCGCGCAGACGGTAAGCCGCGTCTATGGCACCTGTCGGACCTCGGGCACGGCTACCACAAGAAGGGGCAGGAGAACCCAAAGCTCGGCGGTCTGCATCCGCACTGCCGTTGCAGCCTCGCCACCCTGCTCCCTGGCTACGGCTTCGACTCCAAGGGCTACCTCGAATACATCAGCCCCGACTGGAACGAGTACGACTGGCAGCAGAAGAACCCGAGCGAGCACGAGAAGTAGCGCGCCCGTCACGACTGCGTTGCCAGGCCTGAAGCAATCCTTCGCTATAAGGTCTGTAGCATGCGCGTTCGCATCGGTTTCAGCACGACGAAGGCTTGGATCTCTCGTGTCATCCGGTGGTGGACCAAGAGCAAGGTCAGCCACGTGTTTCTCGTCTACTTCGACGACGCACGTGGCGAGGACATGGTTCTTGATGTAGCTTGGACCGGTGTGCGCCGCGTCAGCTTGCGCGAATTCCACGAGGAGCAGAACGACGTGGTGGCCCTCGTCGAGATGCCGGGCGAGCTGGAGTCGCCTCTGCGTAGCGCATTCGCCTGGCTCGGGCGGCCTTACGACTGGAAAACGCTGGTGCGTTTCTGGCGGGTGGCTCGGCCGTTCTTGAAGCCCTCGGCCGGTCCAGCGATGATCTGTAGCGAAATGGTCGTGCGGGTGCTCCAGCAGGCGGGGTACCCTGGAGCACTAGAGCTAGACCCCAAGGCCACTACCCCGCATCAGTTGCTCCAGTTCCTCACTCGCTAAGCGGCACCATCACAACCGTCTCGCTGCCGTTCGCTCTGAGAGCCCTTGTGGTGGCCGGAGCGAGGTCGACCATAGCATGACGGGGGCCCCGGTCGCCAATCCTCGCCACGACGCTCCTGTGCGTCCTGGCGTTGTACAGGAAGACGCGCGACTGGCAGGGAAGCGTCGGGTGGGCGACCACCAGGTCCGTGTCGCGCAGCTCGCGGTGCAAGCAGGCGGCGTAGGCCACGGGGTTCCAGGGATCGTCGTGGGGCTTGAAGTTGGTCGCGAGGCCGACCTGGAAGATCATCAGGAACTTGACCAGGCCGAGAGCAGAAACCTTCGAGAGTGTCAACAGCCACATGCCGGTCTTATAGCGAAAACCGGCTGTGGATACGCCTACATGTAGGCCTCTGCCGCCATCTTGTACCACTCGTCGACCTGGGAGCCGTCGAGTCCGTACAGCGTCACAAAGTCAACGAATTCGTGAGTTTCGCCCTCTCGACGCACCACGTTGAGCAGCGGCTGGTCGTTCTCCCGCCAGCACTCCAGCTCCCATTCCTCGGGTTCCTCGGTGCGCGGATTCGTCACTCGAATCGGAAACTTGAGCTTCATCGCCCTACCCTTTCAGTTCAGCTCGCAGATTGACGGGTTGCCGGCCGGGTGATGGCAGACCAGGCCGCTGTTGCAGCTACTCACGTTGGTCACCGGGTTGACGCAGCACACCTGCTCCAGGCCACCGCAGGCCACGCAGGTCGAGCCGGACACCGTGTAGCCCGGCTGACAGGGGTACGAGCCCGGGCACTGCGGCTGGCCGGCCTGGCCGCACGCCACGCACGAGCCCGAAGAACACACGGTGTTCTGGCTGGTGCATGCCGGCCCGCTGGTGCAGCACACCTGTCCCGTCTGACCGCACGGAGGCGGGGGAGGCATCTGGCAGCTACCGCTCTGGCACGTCAGGATGCCCAGGCACGCGTTGCCCGACGTGCAGCACGGTTGGCCCTGGTCGCCGCACGTCACCGGGGCCACGCAGATGTCCCCCGAGCCCGTCGTGATGCAGTTGAGTCCCGTATCGCACGAGCGGCCCGCGCAGCATGCCTGATGACTCGCGCCGCACGGCGGCGGGGGAGTCATGTCCGGCCCGGGCGTCATGTCCGGCGGCGGCGGGGGAGGGGAGAGGTCCGGTCCGATGACCATGTCGGGCACGCTACCCGGCTTCGCCATGTCAGGCAAATTTTCGTTCGCCATGTCGCCGCAGTTCGTCGTGGCCATGTCCGGCAGGGCTTGTGCCTTGACCATGTCACCACGCGCCATGTCGTCGTGCACCGAGGTCTGATCGACATAGCCCGGGTTCGGGTTGCAGCCACTGAGAACCAACAGAACGACCAAGCGACGCATGTTCTCCTCCACCAGCGACCAAGGGGGCCGACCATTTCGGCCGGCTCCCCTTGGCCATTCCCGTCAGAAATTGTAGCCGAATCGACCCGGATTGTGACGGGTAACTTGTTCGGAAAGATTGACCACGAACTGGTTCTTTCCCTTGGTCGCGTGCAGCTCCAGCACGTCGCCATGGAGGCCCGCCACCGCCATCACCGGACTGGTCAGGTAGTCCAGGCGAACATGGAAAGTGAGCTGGCTCCCGAGGGGGAGCATCTTGAAAATCGCCCGCTCGTGAACCGGCTGGTTGAAATACCGGAGACCCCAGTAGCCCGTCTCGGGCCGGTACAAATTACCTTCCTCGGAAGAGTATTCCTTCCAGCCGGGGAAACCGTCCCTGGACTCGACGGTGCGCAGCGCGTCGCGATGGCCGTTGCCGATGAAGGCGCGGCACTCGAAGAAGCCGATGGAGACGGAGACCTCGCCTTCCTGGCCCTCGCGCTTTTCCTCTCGGAAGCACTCGATCTCGACGCGGCCCTCGCCCCAGGGCGTGGTCCGACGGAAGCGGAGCGCGATGCGGTGCGACTTGAGGATGATCGCGCGCACTTCCTTGGTGTAGACCAGCGAGGCGGTGGTGGGGTACTGAGGGACGGCCGGCTCGTTGTTCATGACGTTCTCCATGAACAAGAACCTAGAGCATTTCGCTTTAGGCCGCAACAAAAATCGACAGGCCTATGTCATTTTCAGTGCGTTCTCGTCGGACGAGTGAAGATGACGAGGGTGTCTCGCGGCTGGCCTGGGTAGGCCTCGATGGTAGCTTTCTCGAAGGCGGCTCGGTCGGTCTTGTGGAGCGCTTCCAGATGGTCGAGGTAGAGGTCTTTCCACGGCGGCCGACGTGGGCCAATCTCGCGCACGATGACCGGCTTGAGACCACCCACCACACGCGCCTTCGCCTTCAGCCGCAGCATGATGTCGTCCTCTAGCTCCTCGGCGCGCTGACGGAGTTTCTCGACCAGGGCCTTGCCGGCCGCCAGCTCCTGACGAGCCCTGTCGACGGCAAGCAGGTCGTCCTCCGTAATCTGCCGGCGCGTGATGATCTTGCCGTCGACGATAACAGCCTGGGCTCTGGACATTGGGTTCTCCTCCGAGTAAAATGGGCAATTTCTGCCCGTACAAGCACAAAACGACTCGGCTGTCAAGCCGGCCGTTTGCCTCACCTGAACAGGTGTAGAGGATTTCAAACCGAGATGCAAGCGCAAAAGACATAGCGCAAAAGCCTCGTCGGAACAGGCCTATGCCGTAGCCGCCGGCAATCTTGGTCGCATGGCTACTGGCATGATCATCGACGGAGTGTTCGCCAGCGAGGCGATCGACTCCTCGGGCGAAATCCTCGACATTGAAGGATGCGACATCTCCACCCTCGACAAGGACGGTGTGCTGAACTACGAGCACAAGGAGGGTGACAAGAAGGGCATCGGGAACAACGGCGAGGAAATCGTCGGCAAGATCATCTACGCGCACAAGATTTTCAAGGAGTCGGATTGCGAGACCGACCGTCAGCGCGAGTATTGGAACAAGATCGGCAAGCTCCCGTTCATCTACGGCATGTGCCGCCTGTACGACGGAGCGGGGCACTCGGGTGCGCAGGCTCTCGCCGCGCAGATTCGCGACCACCACGCGAACAATGACCCGATCCTCGTCCGTTTCTCGATCGAGGGTCTGACGCTCGTCAAGAAGGGCAATCGCCTGGTCGAGTCCGCAGCTCGTCGCGTCGCTGCGACGTTGAAGCCCTGCAATCGTACCGCGGTCTCGGGCCTCATCGAAGATCCGCGCGCGCCAGAAGGCTTCGACAAGAAGCCCGTCACCCAGGAGAAGGAAGTCAAGGACATCCTGGCCGGCGTGATGGACGACAAGCGTGACGAGACGAAGAAGCGCGAGATGGAGCATCCGGGCTATCGCAAGCTCGGTGGCGTGCACGAAGTCGAGATCAAGCCGCTCATCAAGGACGAGGCCGACCTCAAGCAGGCTCTCGCTCTCATCGCCAAGCTGAAGATGGTAAAGGCCCTTTCGGCCGGCATGCCCACGTCGGCCCCGTCGGAGTTGACGGGCGGCGCAGCTCTCCAACGCGAGGACTTCAAGGGCCGCGCGCTCGCTGCGCTCCGCGACTACGGCAAGAAGAAGTTCGACAAGGGCGAATTCAAGGCCTTCGTGAAGGCCAAGATGCCCGACGCAGACGACCACTTCATCGACCACTTCGCTGACATCGCAGAGGACTACCACTGCAAGCTGAAGAAGGCCGAGGAGCGCGCCGTTTCGCTCGCCAAGAAGGAAGAAGCAAAGGCACAGAAGACTCCGAAGGCCAAGGCACCCAAGAAGGAGGCGGCTGCACCGACTGCTAGTGCACCTGCGTCGGTGCCGGTCAAGGCGGCGAAGGTCGCCGAATCGCAACCGCCCCTGACCATCCAGGGCAAGCCTGCCAAGATTCCGAACGTGGAAGGCCCTGTCTTCGACGAGAAGACTGGCGTGCTGCACACGCCGCGCGGCAGTTTCCCGATGTACATCCCGTCGCGCGACAAGACGCCAGGAGCGAAGGAGTCGTTTCACAACCTGATGAACGACCCGAAGATCAACTCGTTCCACAACTACGCGATGGAGAACTGGGCGAAGATGAACCACCTGCTCAAGCAGGGGAAGCTTCCGCCCGAGGTCGTGATGCACGCGACGCTGTTCTCGCAGCTCTCGCCGAACACGCCCGTCCCGATGCAAGAGCTGATGTACGGCCACCTGGTCGATACGATGCGCCACAAGGGCATCGATGCGCGTGACCCGCAGTTCGCCACGCTGCGCGACGATTGGCTCGGTCGCGATCAGCCGGACAAGCTGCCGGACGCCTCGCGCGAGCACTATGAGAAGCTCGGCGGTCAGATCCGCATCAAGACGAAGGGCGCGAAGCGTCCGATCGGTTCGGTGGCTTCGTTCATGTTGGCGCACAACAAGTTCGACAACATGCAGAAGTATTACAAGCTGCACGACAGCCTCGTCGACCTCGTCAATCGCCACAAGGATGACGCACGCGCTGGCGTAAACGAGCTGATGAAGCACAAGCAGCTCGCCGAGAATCATGCGAACGTGCGCAAGCGTCACCTGGCTCAAGGCAAGCCTGATCCGGGCGAGTACACCGCGGGGCCTGCCGTTGCGGGTCTCGCTCCCAAGACGGCGCGCTACACGTACGGCATGATGGGCGGCGGAAACGTCGTCGTGCCCGACACGCACTTCGTGCGTTACCTCTTCGGCCTGAACAAGGACACCGAGGGCGGCGAAGATGGCTCGATCGAGTACCTGAAGAGCCACTTGTGGAACCCGAACAACTCGCACGTGCTCGAAGGCATCGACCGCTACTACGCGAAGCATCACGATGCCGTGCAGCACATGGTGAACCACCCGCAGTTCGCTCACCACTTCGAGGGCGACCCGGAGAAGGCGATCTTCCCGGCGTTCTGGAAGAACTGGGTTGCGATTGCTCCTCACGAGCGCGCGCGCGGTTTCGGCGACAAGGGTGCATACAACGAGGTCACCGACCACCGCCCGTTCTGGGAGGCCACCGACCCGTTTGTCTCGATGAAGAAGAGCGAAGGCGACGACATGGAGATGACCATCCCCATGCGCACCGCCTCGATTCACCGCAAGTGGGCAAACGACTACGGCGACGGGCCGGCCATGATGATGTACTTCCATCACCTGGTGCCGCGTCTCCTCGCCGAGTCCGCGCGCCGCGAGCGCAAGAGCCTCGTGCGCAAGATGCAGGCATGGACCATCGACCTGCGCAAGGCAGCGGCTGATGTCCGTGAGCAGCGCGAGGGCACTGGAACAATGCATCAGGAGTCGGTGCACTTTGCGGGTCACCACGTGGTCCCCGGCCGCGCTCAGACGGCCAACGGCGACCTCGCCCTCCTGCACGAAGATCCGCAAGGCTACATCGCGGTGCCCGCTGAGAACGAGAAGTTCTGGCACCCCGAGCATCTGGTTCGCCTCCCGCGCGAGCTGGAAGGAACGCACTACACCGTGAGCGCTCGCCCGTCGATGCTCATCGCTGAAATGGAGCAATAAGAATGCTTCCGAATGACCTCTACCACGTCATGCTGAACGTGAAGGGCAAGCGCTATCCCGCTGGCCGCTTCCTCGTTCATGACGGCCAGGTGCACCACCTGGAGAACTACCACGACGTGATGGACGTGCCCGAGGGCGTGATCGACGACTACACGATCGCGCGCATCGCCAAGCCGCGCCCGGGCGTCGACATTGTGTCCGAGGCCGATCTGCGTAGCGGCAAGCGTCTCGACATGATCCCGACTGCATCGCTCCAGCCTTTGCCCCAGCCCGGCCCCACGGCCGCGGGCCATCCGCTCGCGGTCCAGGCGCAGGTCAAGAAGCCGCGTCCCATCTGGCACTACAAGCGCGTCGGCCACGACATGCCGCACGTCCTGGAGCACCATGGCGGCGGAAAGTACACATTGGACGGCAATGTGCTCAAGCCCGAAGAATTCCAGACGATTCTCGGGAACGTTCGCTCGAAGGCGGCCACTCTTCGCTATAAGGACGATGGCATTGTAGACACCATCACGAAGTTCGAGAAGATGTTCTCGACGCTTCGTAAGGAAGAGGACGAGGACATGGACCCCGAGGAGGCATTGCAGCATTTGGAGTCTGTCCATGCTGCGAATCCACACCCGGCCACCGCCGCCGCTATCAAGTCTCTCCGTCGCCGAGTTTTCGAGGACCCCATGAACCCGGGCCTCGGCAACAAGTACGCCTACGAGCAGTTCCGCAAGAAGAACGTGCCGGGCGTCTGGGCATCGCTCGACCTCAACGACCTGAAGCACGCCAACGACGTGCACGGTCACGATGTGGGTGACGCTCTCATTCGCGCCGCGGGTGGAGCAATCCGTCAGGGCGTCGATCCATCGAAGGCGAAGGCCTTCCGCGCGGGCGGCGACGAGTACGTGATGCACTTCCCCGACCCCGAGACGGCCTTCCACTCCATCCGTCAGGTGCGCAACCACATGGAGCAGGTCCCGGCTGTTGCCGGCGTCTACAAGCCGTCGTTCTCCGTCGGCTTCGGTCCGAGCTTCGAGCACGCCGATAGCGCGCTCAAGACGGCCAAGCAGGGCAAGTATCTGCCCGGCCAGGAGCACATCGTCGACGATCGTGCCAAGAAGCGCGCCTTCGACCCGGGCAAGACGCCGAGCCTGGCGCATTCGCTCGTTCCGGGCTTCGAGGGCACGGTGCCGCTGCACCCCGCCCAGTTGCCGATCAGCGCTCCGTCCCCGACGCCCGCCGCTCCTCATGAGGCGGCCCCGCAGCCGTCGGCTCCCGCCGAGCCCGCGCCCTCAGCGCATGCTCCCCGCCCCGCCGCATAGTTTCTCGCAGTCCATGCACGTGCGCCGCTTGCGGTAGAAGCTTAGCTCTGCCAGCAAGAGCTGGTCGCACGCCCCGCATTCCCTCAACCCACAAGCCTCATTGCACTCGCGGCACAACCCGTTGCTGTCGAGGCGGCGATGCTGCGCGCACGTCGCGCATGGAATCGGATATCGCCGCGCGAAGTAGCAGCGCGAGCGGCATTCGCGGCACCAGCTCGTGACCTTTCGCGTTCGTCCTGTGCGCTCGTAGAAGAGGCTGCGCGGTCCGTGAAATCCGCACTTTGCGCAGACATAGAGCTGCTCATTGCTCGGCATGCCCTTGAGATTGCTACGGGTCGCAAAAGTTTTTGCCCCGCCCTGTAGCAATCCTTCTTTTCGCAACGGGACGCATCCCTCGAATTTAGGAGATTTCCGAAATGTCGTACACCAATCCCTCCAAGGCCATTGCGCTCGCACACGAGCTGGCCGACAAGCTGAAGGTCGTTTTCGCCGGCAAGACCGTTGCCGAGTCGTATGACACCGACGGCAACCCGCTCATCAGCGTCAACGACGGCTCGCCCGCCGCTGGCGAGGCGAACCTGGTCATCAAGGTCGCCCCGATTTCGTGGCCCCTCGCCAAGGACGTCATCGGCCAGAGCGCGAACATCTACTCGCCGAGCGTCATCCAGCTCGTCACCGAGGCCAATCCGACCGGCGGCGCGGGCGCGGACATCCTGACCGCTCAGCAGCTCCTGTGGGCCCTCGGCCTCATCGTGCTGCGTGGCACCGCCGTCGAGTGGTACCAGAGCGCGAACGGCGTGGCCCCGACGGCTGCCGCGATCATCGCTGGCAACCTGAAGGCGACCTGGCAGCCCGACCTCTACTTCGGGATGACCAGCCAGCAGTAATTCGGGTTCCGACCCACCACGAAGGGAGGAAACCCCTATGGCGAACGAAAAGAACAAGACGAAGTACAGCCCCGAGGAAATCGACAGCATGCTGTCGGAAATTACCTCGCAGGTTGTCGACTTCCTCCGCAAGGACGAGGCCGAATTGGCCAAGGCCGTGAAGGACGACGAGCCCGCCGAGCAATCGGAAGGTTCGAGCGGCCCCACGGACGCCGAGTCGGGTCCGCCGGACGCGTCGCCGCCCCCGGCTGACGAGGGTTCGGCTCCGGCTGAGGGCAGCGCGCCCGCAGACGGTCCGCCGGCATCGCCCGAGCAGAGTGAAGCAGCCGCCGCGCCGGATGGCTCGCCGACCCACGAGGCCGGTGAAATCGAGCCGGCTCCGACGGTGGAGCAGCTCCAGAGCGAGTACATGAAGCTCGATCCGGAAGCTCTCAAGATGCACTACCTCGCCTGCAAGGGCGCAATCATGGCCGCAATGGGCCAGGAGAGCGCACCGCCGGCTGGTGCAGCTCCCGAGGGTTCGGCTCCGGCCGCTCCTCCGGCTGGTGCACCCGAGGCATCGGCAGCTCCGGCTATGAAGGCCGAGAAGAAGGCCGCTGGCCCGACGAAGGAAGAGAACGCGGAGTGGGAGGGCATGAAGACTCAGGCCCTGCTCGACTCGAAGAAGACCAAGAAGGGCGAGATGGGCGCGGGCAAGCAGATCGACCTCACCGACGGCAACGGCGGAGAGATGAAGGCTGGCTCGAAGCTCGGCAAGTCGGAGACCGATGCGAAGATCGCAGAGCTGGAAGAGAAGCTCGCGAAGAGCGACGCCGTGGTCAACGAAATGCTCAAGATCATCGCCAAGCCGCTCCGCAAGAGCGTCAAGGGCATCGGCGAGCTGGCCTTCCTCTCGAAGGAAGACGGCACCGTGTCGGCTGAGCCGGCGAAGCCGCTCACCAAGGCCGAGGCTGTGGCAATCCTTCGCGAGAAGGCAAAGACCACGACCCTCAGCAAGAGCGATCGCGACCTCATCACCAGCTTCACTGTCGGAAATGTCGACGTGAGCAAGATCGAACACCTGCTCAAGTAACGAGCGCAGGCAATAGGAGAACCAGTAATGAACGCAATGGAAAACATTCAGGCGCTCGTGAAGGCGTTGGAAGCCGGTGGCTACAACGCGGCACCGAGCACCCTCGTCCAGGGAGCAGCGCTCCAGGTCGAGGATCTGTCGCCGGTCATGGAGAACGTGACCTTCGACGACTCGCACATCAAGCTCCAGAAGATGCTGAAGGTCGAGTCGTGCAAGAGCACGCTCTCGCAGTTCGACCGCCAGCTCAGCTACGGCCAGTTCGGCGGTAGCGCAACCGCCGAGGGCAACATCGGTCAAGAGGAAGTGGGCGACTACGTTCGCATCACCGTCCCGATGTGCTTCTACAGCCACACCCGTCGCGTGACCTTGGTCGCGACGATGGTTGCGACTGTCGACGGCAAGAAGGCCGACGAGCGCGAGGCTGCCAACGCGGCCAAGAAGCTCGCAGCCGACATCGAATTCGACCTGTTCCGCGGCAAGGCGGATTTCAGCAACGCAGGCGTGTTCGACGGCAACCCGCTCGCGATCCCGAACCTCCCCAACATCCTCGGCGTCGATGCGCAGGTCCGTCAGTCGGACAACCAGCGCAACGCACACGATCTGATGTTCGGCGAGTACGGCAGCGACGATTCGATCGTCATCGCCTCGGGCTCGACCCTCTCGCAGGAGAACGTCGAGGACGCCGCAACCCGCAGCGCCATGAACATGGGCTCGGCCGACAAGCTTGTCGTCGACCCGAAGGTGCTCTCGGCGTACAACAAGATCGCGTACGCTTGGCAGCGTCTCCCGCTCGCCGGCTCGCCGCAGAAGGCCTCGGGCGCAGACCTCCAGGACCAGTGGACCTCGCAGGGCACGGTCAAGATCGAGTCGAGCCGCTTCCTCAGCGGTAAGACCCGTCCCCAGGCTCCGCGCTCGGCTGGCCCCTCGGCCCCGCAGTCGGCTCTCGCGGCCTCGAACAACTCGACGACCGTCTCGGGCGTCGTGACCCCGTTCAAGGCTGGCGAAGTCTACAAGTATTTCGCGACGAGCGTGAACGAGGTTGGTGAGTCGCCGGCTTCGCCGACGGGCACCGTCACCATCGTTGCCGACGGCGACGAAGTGCAGCTCGTCATCACCCACCCGGCTTCGGGCACCGTCCGCTACTTCAACGTCTACCGCAGTGCGGCTGGCGGCTCGGCAGCGAGCGCGAAGTTCATCGGCCGCGTGATCCTGGCCGCTGGTCAGTCGACCACCACGTTCTACGACCTCGGCAACAAGCAGCCCGGCTTCGTCACCGGCTACTTGCTCCAGGGCGACACGATGGACGTGGCCGAGCTGGCTCCGTACTCGCGCCTCAAGCTCGCGGTAACGGATCTCTCGACGCCGGAGGCGCACTTCCGCTTCCTCACCTTGCGCGTCAAGCAGCCCCGCAAGAACGTCCTGATCGACAACCTCCGCGGCTAATCGCTGAGGGCCTCGGGCATTCAGTAGCACCACGGGCCCGACAGTGACAACGCTGTCGGGCCCTTTTCTTTCCCCAGGAGCATTTCAATGATTCGTGTACGTCAAGACGGCCAGGACATGGTGTTCGAGTCGCTCGACCGCGGTTACGGCGGTGCAGCTACCGAGCTGTTTCGCCTGAAGGACACCAACGCCAAGGTGACCCTCGCTCTCGACTCGAACCAGGTCGGTGGCAAGGCTCTCAGCGCGGCGGCATTCCGTCCGCTCTACCACGCTGGTGTGGCAGCGGCTGGTCCCGTTACCCTCACCGGTGCCAAGGTCGGTGACAAGGTCGCCCAGATCATCAACCTGACCGACGGCACCGGCGGCGAGTCGCTGTTCGAGTCGACCATCTCGGTGGCCGACCAGATCCAGCAGACCTCGGCCTCGGACCTGAGCGCGAAGAAGTTCGCGTTCCTGCTCATCGCCATGACGTAAGCCTTCGCCTTCCCGGGAGCTTTCCCCGCTCCCTTTGGGCCCGCCGTGGTTATCCCGGCGGGCCTTTTCTTTTGCCCTCAAGAAACTTCGCTATAAGGCCTGTGACTCTCGCCCCTGATGGGGCCGAACGGGGAGGACCACATGGCCACGAGCTACATCGATTCTCTGAAGAGCAACAAGCCGGGCATGGTCCCGGGTGCGCCGGGCAAGTACCAGATCAGCGATGCGCAGAAGCTGGAGCGCTTCCTGATTCTCGGCACGGAGAAGGGCACCTACTACGCGACGGAGCGCAAGCTCACCGTCGACGCCGCGGAGTGCGTCAAGCGTCTCGTCAGCGACAACCGCACGGGTATCATGGCCGTGTCGAAGATCGTCGACGTGAGCGACTCGGGCCGCGCCGCCAAGAACGACCAGGCGCTGCTTGCGCTCGCCGTGGCCGTCAAGTACGGCACGCCGCTCGTGCGTTCGGAAGCGCTCGACGCTCTCCCAAAGGTCGCGCGCATCGGCACGCACCTGTTCCACTTCCTCGACTACGCCAAGGCCCTGAACATCGGCTGGGGCCGCTCGTTCCGTCGCGCGGTCGCGAAGTGGTACACCGAGAAGAACGCCAAGCAGCTCGTGCACCAGCTCATCAAGTACCAGCAGCGCGATGGCTGGAGCAATCGAGACGCTCTGCGCCTCTCGCACGCTGTGCCCCCGACCGAGGAGCACCAGGCCCTGTTTCATTGGGTCGTCAAGGGTGAAGGCGAGGGCAAGCGCTGGTCGACGGAGAGCCCGGTCGCGACGTTGGCCGCGTTCGAGCGCATGAAGAAGGCGACGAGCGACCGCGAGGTCATCGAGCTGATCCAGAAGTACCGCCTCCCGCGCGAGGCCGTGCCGACGCAGTTCCTCAACTCGCCGGACGTCTGGCGAGCGCTGCTCGACGGCATGAAGCCGGAGGCTCTGATTCGCAACCTCGGCAAGCTGACCTCGCTCAACATGGTCGGCCCGCTGTCGGAAGGTGAGCGCATCATCAAGGAGAAGCTGCTCGACGCGCAGTCGCTCAAGGACGCCCGCCTGCACCCGGTCAAGGTGCTCGTCGGCCTGCTCGCGTACCGTCAGGGCCACGGCTCGAAGGGTTCGCTGACCTGGTCGCCGAATCCGAAGATCGCGCAGTACCTGAACGAAGCGTTCTACCTGTCGTTCGGCACCATCGAGCCGACGGGCAAGCGCATCCTGAAGGCTCTCGACGTCTCGGGCTCGATGAGCAGCAAGGTGCTCGGCAACGACCTGCTGACCTGCCGCACGGCCGGCGCGCTGATGTCGATGGTGAGCGCTCGTGTGGAGCAGCAGACGCACCACATGGGCTTCGCGCACCGCTTCATCAACCTGCCGATCGGCCCGCACCAGAGCCTGGAGGAGGTCGAGCGCATCGTCTATCGTTCGGACTTCGGTTCGACCGACTGCTCGCTCCCGTTCGCGTGGGCGCAGTCGAACGGCATCCCGGTGGATGTTTTCGAGGTCTACACGGACAACGAGACGAACTACAACCGCATCGCGCCGTCGAAGGCCCTGGAGAACTACCGCCAGGCGACCGGCATCGACGCGAAGCTGGTGGTGGTGGCGATGGCGGTCAACGACGTCTCGATCGCCGACCCGAATGACCGCAGCATGCTGGACGTCGTGGGCTTCGACACGAACGCGCCGACGGTCATCCAGGACTTCATCCGGGGCTGAGAAAACTTCGCTATAAGGTATGTGAACTGTCGGTACGAAGGCACTGGGTTATCCTGTTAAGATAAAGCCCAACGCCATTCACTTGACCGACGCCTTTCTTGTCTTCCTCGGTACG